GCACACTGAGCAGGATAATATGCTATGTTATTGATCAAAGGTTAAATACCCATATGAAACGTTACACAGTAATTACCACTTTTAATGAAGAAGGCCGTAAATTATACGGGCAGAAAATGGTCAATAGTTTTCAAAACTTTTGGCCACGTGAAGTTGACCTAATCGTTTATACTGAAGGCACAACAGTTCCTACACAAAGCTCAAATGTAAGACTTGTTGATTTGTATGCCAACAGTAAAGTATATAAGCAGTTTTTGAAAAGACATAAAAACAATCCACAGGCTCAAGGTGGTAAAGGTCCCAACAACGAAGCAAAATATGACGCAAGGAAAGCATTTAAATGGCAAGGCATAAGATTTTGTCATAAAGTTTTTGCGGTCCATCATGCAGTTAACAACATAGACAGTGACTGGATCATATGGTTAGACGGTGACACACTAACTCATACACCAATAGCAATGCAATTTCTTGATAGTATTAGTCCAGACGAATATGTAGCAACACACCTTGGACGAGGAGAAAGATACCATAGTGAATGTGGTTGGGTGGGCTACAACCGAAAACATTCTCAAGGCATTGATTTTGTAAACGACTTTGCTGGATTGTATATAAATGATACAATGTTTAATTATCCTGAATGGCACGATAGCTTTTTGTTTGATGTTATGCGTAGAGAATACCAAAACAAAGGTGCAAAATTCTTCAATCTCAATCCTCATCCAGATACCAAAGGACTTGCTGGGCATCCATTCATAAACAGTGATCTTGGCAGATACATTGATCACATGAAAGGAAAACGAAAAATACAAGGTTACAGTAAAGCAAACGAGTACCAAATACACAACAATATCGATTATGTAAAAAGGATACCAGGTGTTAGATAGTTTGATTCTTAGTTTTGCTGTCAGTATGCATTTTGGACTATCAAATGAAAGTTTCAATCATCTACATCCACATGTACAGTATAAACTTCCTAATAATTATGTAACAGGCATATATCATAACAGTGACCGTAGAGAAAGTATATACATCGGTAAAGAAGCCACATACAAAGGATTAGATATTACATATGGTTTAGTACATGGATATCGACGCATAGATGTTGCTCCGATGATCAAGGTAAACTATGGCGCCTGGTTCGTTGCACCAGCAGCAACTGAAAATGATGTTGGAATAGTATCAGGAATAGAGGTAAAATTCTAATGTATCAATCTCACGGATGGTGGTTTGCAGACCAAGACACACATTTTGCTAACATGCTCAAAAAAAATATAAAAAAAGGTGGACCACCTACCTATCAAGAACCAGTCCGTGCAAAAAGTTTACAGTTTGTAAAAGACTTTGGAGTTGCAGTTGATATAGGTGCAAACGTAGGATTGTGGAGTAGAGACCTAGCTGCTCGTTTTGCAAGAGTGGTAGCAATTGAACCTGTAGAAGAATTCCAACAATGTTTGCGTAAGAACGTACCAATGGAAAACATTGAAGTTTGGCCAATTGCTCTTGGAACCGAAGATACCACAATAGATATGATTATTACAGAAGGCAACACAGGACACTCACACATAGACAAGACAACTGTTGGCACAGGTAAGGTAGACATGAAACGTCTAGATAGTTTATGGTTTGATAGAATTGACTATATAAAAATTGATTGCGAAGGCTATGAAATGCAGATACTTCAAGGTGGCGAGCAAACAATTCGTAACCATCAACCAGTGATTGTAGTAGAACAAAAATTGCATAAAGATACAGGCGTTACCAAAGCAACACAGTATGGTGCGGTTGAACTATTAAAAAGTTGGGGTGCCAAACAACTAGGACAGGTTCGTAACGACTGTATACTAGGCTGGTAGATACTTTTCAAAGTGTCGATAGATGTTGCCGTTTCGACTTTGATTAATAGTCCAATGTGCTTGACCAAGATCATGTAGCCATTGACTTCTATCTGGCATTGATGGTTGTAATATATTTTTTAAATTGGTATTTGCAACCTTCCAGGTTACTGCACTTTCTTCGCTTACAAAAGTAGGAATACCTTTCAGCACACTAAGCACACTACTGGAACTATTATAAAAAACTGCACATCTTGCAGTCTTCATACTTTGATGAAGTGTGACATTTATACTATCAATCAAACTAACTCCTTCGATTTGATTTACCCAACTCCAATCGTGTTTGGTTTTTGTTCTGTTTCTGTTTAAATCTCCAGGATGAGCTCTAACTCGTATTGGTTCGTTGGTAAGACTGCGTATCTTTTTTATAGTTTTTCTCAGCCATAGGTCCTGATCGAATCCTTTGGCATTCCAGCCATTGTCTCGTTGCAAACATATTAAGATGTTTTCTCCGCCATTACTCCAGGGTGTTACACTTATTCCAAGTGTGTTTTTTATCATGTTCCAGTGCTGAGCTGAACTGTTTTGGTTGCCATAATTACCAGTATTCCAAAAAACACTGTCAAGACTATACCTTAACCACATGTTTTCATGTTGATGATGAAACTTAAAACAACTACCGTCGATACTCATAACTTTAGCACCATCATCTTGTTGTTTCTTGATAATAGATTCTCTAAAGTATATGTGAGGACCACTGTAGCTCATACCTACCCATCCGAGTATTACGGCTAGTCTTGTACGGTATAATTTGCGATCAGTAACTGATTCGCTAATCAAACATCTAGCACCAGACTTGATTGCTCCTTCAGCAAATGCTCTCATTATTTGCACTTTTATATTGTGATTTTTAATTCTTGGCAACGTATTGAGATATACAACTACATCATAGTCCCAACTCATTTACTATAGGTCCGTTCAAGAATACGCCAGGCAGTACCGTCTGCTAGTTCTGCAGGTGTAAATTGATTGTAAGCAAGATTTGCACACAGGGATTTTACCTTCAACTTATTAGGCATATAAGGAGATTCAATCTTGGACAAATCTTTGTTAGCTAGTGGTTCGGCAGCATTTGGTCCCATAGTAAAAACTGGTTTTCCATATATTAATGCTTCAACTGCGGCTATACTATTGTATGTAACTAAACAATGGACGTCACGACTAAGAGCCATTTCCATGGTATCTTCATTGGTTCTTATATGACGACTTTGTTTTTCTCTTATTATAATAGGACGATCAGTATATTTTTTAATGGTTTGTGTGGTTTGTAATATCCAAGTTTCAAGATCAACATCCCAGTAATTTAGAGCTTTTTGACTTGGAGGACAAAGTAAAATATTAGTTCCAGGAGTATGTGGCCAAATTTGTATTCCAGTTTTTTTCAATCTGTCAGTAGGGCAATCACGGCGAATAACACTATTATATTGTAAATTGTTTTTTGTGATCCGATGATATAATTTGCTTTTGCCATGTCCAAAATAACCTGTATCAATATAGTAGAAATCTCTACCGTCTGCTATTGCTTTGTGTATAACTTTTCTTTTTGCAATTCCTCGCACTGCGATTGGCACATCTTTTGGAATATCATCTAACTGTTTGCTTCCTGCAAAAACTCCAACTGATCCATGCAAAAAAGACTCAAGTATTCCATCTGGTTTCTTTGGTGGTTTAATTTTATCAGCCATTGTGTTTTCCTCAACTAATCCAGCATCAATTATTCCATATATATTTGGCTTGCTGAATGACTTTTTAATTATATCATACGGATCTGGGTATTCAGAATTATATAAGTTAGAAGGATCTACTAGCTCTTTGCATATGCCTTTGAAAACCTGTTTGTGTAAGTCGCTCATGCCTAAGTTGTCAAGAGATACTGTAGTAAGTTTTGTAGATTCTTTGTATTCTTCGCAGTATTGATTCCAGATGTCTGAATATTCACAGTCTTGATAGTCTTCAAACCATGGGCCACCTTCGGTATAGTGTATAATACTGGGTTTATTTGTTTTGCTTTCTTTGTACCATCCTACTAACCAGTTCCATTCAGCCCCCACACTTCCAATATCTTTGTCCAGGAGCCAACTGAATCTGTGCAGATATTTTCCAGTTGTTAGAGGGTTGTTTACAAGTTCTTTAGTAACATGCTTATTGGCTTTATGACCACAGTTCCATACTACCATAGAACTCCAATTTTTACGTGGATAAACAGTTTGAACTTGTCCATCCATTTTTATACCTTCTTCAGGAGTATAATCATGATGTACACAGGTAACTGCTTTAGATTTATTCACCTGTTGTAAAAGTGTTGCAATATCATCTAGCACCAGCATATCACAATCCATAAAAATTGCAGTGCCTGTAAATTGATTTAGCTCAGGAATAAGAAATCTTGTAAATGTAAATTCGGTACTAGCTAGTTTATCAACGTCACGGCTATACCAACCTCGCATTTTTAGTTCATCCTGTTTGAGAAATACAACGTCAACTGGTATGGTTGCATGCTTCAATATACTATATTTGCAAACTTCTGCCGCTATGGATTCACGACTGTCCCAACCAATATAAACTGTGACTGAATCTAATCCCATCTTTCAATATCTTCTTCAGTGAGATTTGCACCTTTCCATACCTCAATAATATGAGCAGGATCGTTGCTATCATTGACACCTTTATGCCAAACATTCTTAGGAATATCAACCGGATTAGGTGGTGAAAGATCTTGGCGTTTTGGATCATCTGGTTCAGCTCTATTGCTTGTTAGCAAGTGTGCTTCACCGCTTACAAGATTCCATGTTTCACTTCGGTTTTTGTGACGTTGCATACTTAGACTGCTATGAGGGTTTATCACAAGTTCTTTTACTGCAAATCCTTCACCCTTGTAAAGTTCTCTATAGTGTCCCCAATCTCTTTCTACTCTTGGAGCTTCCCAATCTTTGAGTATCCAACTGCTTGAATTCTTTTTATTTGTACCACCAACACCAAAAGCAAAACCAACCTTTTTGATACCTGCGTTCTCTTCTAGTGTGGTACCAGGTTTCCTATCACCTCCATTTGCAAAAATAATTTCAGCTTCAGGATTGTATTCACGTATGTCTTGTATAAATTTTACTGCACTATCATCAGCATCATAATCATCATCAAATCCAACTACTTTATCAACCATTAAGAGTTCACTTATAATTGCACCACGTTCTTCGAGTGGCATAAAAAATCTACCTTTTTTACGTTTTAACCAAGCATCACTATTGATACCAACAACCAATGTGTCTCCAAGAGCTTTTGCTGCTTTGAAATATTCAATATGACCACTGTGTATAGGATCAAATCCTCCAGTAACTAGTACTATAGTCTTCTGAGATTCTTCTTCAGCCATTTTTTATTTCTTTCTCTAATTCTTCTTTTCTCATTTTCATCCAATTTATCGCGGTATGAATGTGTCCTGTTGCACTTGGCTGTAAACAACTTTGTGCAAATTTTATTTCATCTTCAAGTACAAAAACACGTTCGATTTTCTGCGATTTGCTACGAGTCATTTCTGTATCTTTCATATTATATACCTACTTTTTAATACCCTTGGTTTCTTTTTACATTCCAAGCAATAGCAGTTTGTAGTCCACCTGGCTTGTTATCGTTTACAACAATACGTTCACCGTGATGAACTCCAAATATTGCACGATCATAACGTAGTCCATGACTGTTGATAAACTTTAATGTTTTGTCTTTTACATCATCATGCCTAGCTGTCATTATAATAATCATATCATCTGGAGGAATCTTTGCCCACATTTCTTTCACTCCAGGCAAAAGTGTATCATTTTCGTATGGATGCTGGTTAACTTCTGCAATGGTACCGTCAACATCAAAAATCCAAGTGTGTCCTAGGTTTTTGCTTAGTTCAAACGGAAACACATCTGCTACTTTTTGTGTAGGGTAATCTGCTCTATCATAGTCAAAATCTTCTATCATAATATTTTTTTTATTCCTCTATTAAGCCAAAAAAGTCCGTTGTAAAAACTACCAATTATACTGTCAATATCGTCTTTAGCATACCCGCTTAACGAGAGCCATATAAGTCCGTGTAGCAATTCTATGTTTACCATATCAGATAACAATTCTTCAAATACGTCTTGTGCTACTCTAGCACAATCAGGTTCGGGCATTAGTATTTCACAAGTGTCATTGTCGATATGCAATTTAAATTTTCGTTGATTGAATGTGTCATACCCACCAACTGCACTATAATAAACCTTCGCAAAGTCATACAACGGATCACCGTAAATTCCAGGTTTATCAAAACTTCCTCTTGGGTCTATAAACCATGCTTTTAGATTTTTATCAATAATAGTATTACTAAAAGTTGGATCGCCATGTATTGGTGTAAAAGTATCTGTTTGCAAAGCACTATTAATTTGGTCCCACCATGGATAATACCGTTCATGAAACAGATTGTAACACTTTACTCCGTTTACAGTAAAACTTTCTCGATTAAAATTTGGTATAACCTGTTGAACACTTTTTACTCTGGTTTGTGTTTTTGAGATGTATACATTAGTAATAGATTGTTCATTTGCAACACGTTCACTTCTACTGTGTAAATCATCTAGTGTATAAATTATGTCACTTAGGATACTGCGTTGTTCTCTTTGTGTCAAGTCATTGATTTCCCAAATATGTTTTCCATGAATACGTTGCATTGTAAATGGATCTGTATCAATCACATCTGGTATACGAGTAAACCCAAGATCTTGTGCATCTTTGTACCAAACAATTTCGTGTTCAATTAAATGTTTATAGTTTGGATCAATTGCTTGTTTGACCACAGTTTTATCAAACATGTCAACTTTATTGAAAAATCTGCTAAGTCCAATTCTGCTATTATTTTCTTCTATACTACTAAAATCACCAAGTTCTTCAAGTTCAGTTGCAAGCACTGTTTCATATTCAAGAATATTTTTACTAAACCACTTCACAAACTCACCACTAGCTGGTGGCATAGTAAACTGTCTACGTTGTGCAAAGTAGAATATACCAGGCACACCAGTGATTTCACTGGTAACTTCTTCTAGGCCTGTTTTTTGCCAACTCCACCTGCAGGTAAAAGCATCAGTAAGATATACAATTGGTCGATCAGCATGATCTGGAAACTGCGGTAGTTCGTTGATGATAAGGTCGCTCCATGTTAATAGTACAGGATCATCTTCAGGAACAAGATTTAATGCCTCATCAATTCCGCTACAAGTGCCTTTTTGATCAGTCTTGATAAGTTTATAATCAACTCCAGGTGGGTCAACTTGCAAATAGTTCTCTAACTGGTCATATAGATAGTCGCCAATAATGATAAATCTAGCAGTAGAAAATTTTTCAAATAGGTGATACAATAGTGGTTTGCCATGCACACTAACCAAACATTTAGGTTTGTTCCATGTATGATGTCTTAATCTACTGCCTCTGCCGCCAGCTTGTACTATAACTGTTAGTGTCATAATTGAACTATTCGATCTGGTAATTGTATTTCATATAGTTTGCGTTTACGCCAATGGTATACACCGTTTGGCATTGCAGGATAATTGTTATACACATGCTGAAAACTCAGATCGTTAAATACAAAACTCTCCAGTTTCCATTTGCCTTTTGCTCGCATGCAGTGAAACACACTGTCAATATTACGTGCAAACAGATATGCTTCCATTTCATCTGCACTTACCTCTACAAGTTCACGCCAGTTGAGATTGGCTCTAAACAGTGCTACTCCAAAAGTCCATGCATCACAGGGTTTTGTATCGCCTTTTCTTATTTGTGTACTATAAAAATCCAAACTAAAACCATCTAGTTTGTTGTCAACCAAATACTGCTCTGCACGGTGTAATTTTTTATTAACAATCTCAAAGTTGTGTGTTAAAAATATGGTATCATCAGCATCAATCATCCAAAAAGCATCAGCATCCTTGCTTTGCTCAAAACCAGTTAGATTAGCAGTTGCCATGTTGCGTTTTGAACTTTTAAGTTGTGTAAGATATTGTACAAGACTTCTGTCACTGCTTATTAGTTTAGACTTTGGGTAATCTACAAAACAACTTTCTAATTTTTTTGATAGATCAGGATTATCGCATAAGATAAATGTTGAATAGTTTTTAAATGTTTCTAACCAGAATCTTAAACATAAAAGTGTATGAGGTACATTGCGATCTATTTTTAAAAAAACATTCACAGTCATTAGGATTTTGACCCAATAGTCCTTCTTATTATATCATCGTGGCTAAACTCTGCCCAGTATAGTTCAAAAGCAACTCCATCTTCAATACCTTCAAACTGATGTATTTTACCAGGTTTTACTTGTGTAAAGTCTCCTGCTTTGAGCACAGTTTCGTCAACTAAGCCTTGTTGTTCTCCGTCTTGCCAAACACGAACAATCATCTTTCCAGATTCTACAAAAAAACCGTTCCATTTATAACAGTGTTCGTGTTCACTGCACTTAAAACCTGCTTTGTATTCAATACGATGAAACTCCAACACTCCGTTTGCGTGTATTAACTCAGTGGAACCCCATATTTTGCCTGCTTTCATTAATGATTCTCCATTACTGTAAGGTTTTTATCTATCCATGGCAGTACTAAATCTCTTTGTCTTAGATGACCAAATTTGGTGATACTTTGAACTACACACTCAGGAAGTAATTGTGTGTCTTCTGCAATGTTATATAAGTTTGTTTTGTTAGGATCCATTGGTTCAACACTGCTTCGATAAACTAGTATGTGTATCCAAGGATCATTGATTTCTTTTCTAAAAAAACCAGATTTACAATCCCAACCATTTACTGATAACATATAGATCAACATAGGCAATGTAAAATTATATTTGTGATTCATTCTAGCATGAAATTCTTGCTTGTTATATTCTATATTAGTGGTTTGTGGAACTGACAACACCAACATTGAATCTGTTGTAGCAATGTGCCACCAATTTTTTAAAGTCTCATACGGATTGGTTTGATATTGTAATACATCATATGCCCACAAAATATCAAAACCTTTTTTTGGTCTTGTGATAGAATTAACATTTTCTCTTTGAAAAACAATGTTATGATGCTTGACGTTTAAGTTTTTGAAGTCATTTACAATTGTACACTTAATATTTAATGGCAATTGTTGTTCATCTCTAGTGGTTGCGTTTGCCCACCATTGTATGTCTAGTGCTTCTGGATCGCTTCCAATACCAGCAACACTTCCAACACTTTCCATAAAATCATCGTAATTATATAGATATTTGATAATATTTTCGTAGCAGTGATCAAATTTTTCTTTTGAACTTGAAAAACTACTGTTCATTGTTATACCTGTACATCTTCCATTCCAGCAGTTCTAAGACGTACAATATGCCCTAACTGCCATTGTTTAGTATCTAAACCCTTCATTATGCCAAGATACTTATTACGCAGTAGAGCAACCTCGTTAATTAATGTTTCAAAGTCAATGACTTCGTCTTCTCCATCAACATACTTTTCTGCATCTCTGCTGGTTAATGCTCGAGCATATCCTTCTAAATATTTTTGGAAATGTTTACGTCTTATTTGTCTTAGTTTAATGTTTAGATAGTTCAGGACTGCTTCAATTTCTTGCAGTTGATTGAATCGATGTTCAGTGAGTCCAGGTAATGCTTTTATGTTTTTTTCAACAAGTCCGCCAACTCTGCACTCACTCTTGGCTATTTCTAACTCATGTTCATAATGAGTAATAAATCCTGGGATCTCAGCAAGATTGTTTGTTACTTTGCTATACCACATATACTAGTACTCGTCGTAGTTAAATTCACCATCATCGTCATACTGATTCAACAGTTCATCTTCTTCCTCTTCTTCAAAATCATCTTCTTCTGCTTCTCCAAGATAATTTGCAATAGCAAGTTTTATTGCACCATCAAATTTAAATGCTTCTCTTAATTCTTCAGCACTATGTTGTCCTATTAAGGCTTCAACAACATGATCCGCTGCCTCGCGAATATCACCTGTGTCGTGCATAAATTGTCGTGTTGCTTTCCATACTAGTGCGGCTAAGTCTAATGACACTATACGTTCTCCTCGTTAAATGTTTCTTCTTCGGCAGGAGCGGCAATTTCTATTACCTCTTCAGCTTCAGGTGTACTTAGCTCTTGTTCTAATTTATTAAAATCTTGCATAACCTTGTCTAAACAACCGTCTTCGTTGCGTTCCCAAGCCTTTCTAAACTGTAATATATCTTCGCCACTGGAAGTTTTGAATGCTAGCCTATTGCCTTGTTTGGTTAATAGTCCTGTTGCTTCAGCTAGATCCACTAATCCACTGTATGGATTCATACCAGTTTCGTATGGAATCTTTACCTGCACTGATTCAAATGGTTTTGCATATCTTGTTTTCATAACCTTACAAGCGGCACGTATGCCTTTAACTTGTGATATCTTGTTGCCATCTTCGTCTTCTTTGAGTTTGAGTTTTCGCATTGCAACAACAATACTTGAAGCATAGATAAAACCTTGTCCGCCAGATATCTTATCATCTGGATCAAACATATCTTGTGATGCATAGGTATGATTGGTACATACCATTCCTACATTGTAACTACCAAACATGTTTACAGTATTACGCACAAGTGCAGTTAGTGCTTTAGGCTTTCTACCCAAGTCACCTTTTAAATCTCCACTATCAAATTGATTAATGTCTGTTGGTGTCAGCAACATACCTAAACTGTCAATAACAAACAATACCTTAGGACGTTCTCCATCGGGCAATGCTTTGTAGTCTTTCATAAATGTTGATACTGTTTTTGCTACGTCATCAATCATGCTCATGCTAAGTTTTAATAACTTGCTTTCATCTGTATCTACACCAAGTGCATGTAACCATGATTCGTCAAGTGCATTCTCACTATCAATTAACACAACAAATATTCCCTGTGCTTGTGCGGCTTTGACAATATTTCCACTTGCAAAATAACTTTTACCTGCACCTGATTCGCCTGCAAATACTGTAACTTTTCCTAGTGGAACTCCTTTGTTAAAGTCGCCTGAAATAAGATAGTTGAGTGCATAGTTGCCTGTACTGATCCAGTCCGTTGGATCGTTAAATCCAATTGACAACCCGTCAATACTTTTTGTAATATCTTTACGAAATTTACTTACGTCAAATGGTTTGCCCACTGTTTTCTCCTTGTTAGTGTAATATATATTATACTATATTGCTTTACGAAAGTCAAATGATTTCTAAAAAGCACTGGTTATTTTGCTTTGCATTTTTATATAGTATACGCCTGTAATTATGTAGATTGTCTTCTAAATTAACTATGTTTGCAACTGGTATTTGTTCTGTGATAGCTGGCACATTTTTATCTTCACACCATTGTAAAAACTCTCTGCTATAAGGTATTGTTTGAGGACGATCAAGATTAACTTGGAACGCCCATTCCAATGTTTCGTAGTTATAGTGATCATTGTTTAATAAATTTGTGTCCCAGTTATGCCATTTATCATAATACTGTCGACCTACAAATGTATATCCAAAACTAAAGTTTACAATATCATTGTTACTTATAAATGTATCCTTAAACGGATTGTCAATTATATTCCATTTTGCATCACTTTTGAATTCAATATTGCGAGTAAAAAGTTTTTCAATTTCGTGAACACTCATGTTGACTTCTTCATACGCATATACAAAACCTAAATGTGCTAGTACATCTGCTAAAATTGGGTGTCGTATCTCATCAGGGTATATATCATGTAGTTTCCAGCCTAATGCAGCCTGAGATTTGTTTTCACTTAGTCTTAATTTATCAATGTCAACAGTTTTTATTTGACTGAAAACCCAATTCTTATGTTGTGTATTCAAAAAGTCTTGGTTAAGATAATCAAGTAAATTTGTATTTTCTGGAAATACCACACCTATTAGGTCGTAAAGTACTTCGTTTGTTTTGCTGAGTGCCCAATGACAATGTGATATGCGTTTGTCAATTTGATTTGCAATTGTATTTGATACTAAAAAATTATTGTAATTCTTTTGGTTTGCTTGTTCTATAAACCAGTGAATTAATTCAGAATTATACTTTGTTTCAAACTCAATAGTATCGTCAGAGTTTTTATAAACTAAGTTAAATCTCATTGTATCTCCTGAAAGAATGAGGGCAAGGAGAAAGGAAAAAAACCTTGCCCTCCTTTGCCGTTAAGATGAAGACTGTCTGCTACGAATCATAGCAAGTATATCTTCGGCTTTCTGTCCACTACCAGAAGGGGAAGCTGGTGTTTGGACTGGTGCAGTTGGAGTTGCACCCATCTCTTCAGG